GGAAGAGAGCGGCGCGGCGAAGCACCGTGAAGCTGACTGAAGCCCAGCAACTCTTTGCGCAGCTGGTCGCCCGGCTCATCCAGGAGGCGCACGCGATGGGCTACGCGGTGACGCTGGGTGAGGCCCACCGCCCGCCCGAAACGGCCCGCCTGTACGCCCAGCAGGGCCGTGGCACGCTCAACAGCCTGCACGGCCTGCGGCTGGCCATCGATCTCAACCTGTTCCGGGGCGGCAAGTACCTGACCGCCACCGAGGACCACCGCCAGCTCGGGGAGTGGTGGGAGCGGCAGCACCCGCGCTGCCGGTGGGGCGGGCGGTTCAATGACGGGAACCACTACAGCTTCACGCCCGACGGGAGGCGCGCATGATCGCCGCCATCATCGACACCGTGTTCCGGGTCATCGACAAGGTGATACCCGACCCCGGCGCCCGGGACGCCATGAAGCTCGAACTGCTGCGGATGGAGCAGGCGAAGGAGCTGAAGCAGCTCGAAACCGACCTTGCCACCATGCAGGCGCAGGCCGGCATCAACCTCGCCGACGCGCAGTCGGGCAACCTCCTGCAGTACGGCTGGCGGCCGTCAGTCGGCTGGGTCTGTTCGGCGGGGCTTGCGTATGAATTCGTCGGCCGCCCATTGCTGGCGTGGGTCGGCGGGTTTGCGGGGGCGGCCCCCCCGCCCAGTCTTGAGCTGGGGGAGCTGGTCACCCTGCTGCTGGCCCTGCTGGGCCTTGGCGGTTACCGCACGGTCGAAAAGCTCCGCGGTGCGGCGTAGTTTCGGGTAACGCTGCCGGATCGCCCGCCACGTCGGGTGGTAGTCCGTGCCGTGCAGCGTGGCCACGTCCTGGATGGTCATGCCCAGGGTGTGGTGCCGGTGGGCCATCTCGACGGCCTCCTCGTCGCTGATCTCGCTCCGGCCGGTCACAGCCTGTACCTCGCCACGATGGCGCCGCCCCGCGTGCGGTGCTTGTCGGTGATGACCGGCACGCCCCGGTCGCGCAGTTCCTTCACCCGCGCTGCCAGCCGGTAGATGCCGAGCTGGGCTAAGGCGGTGGCGGGCGTCAGCGTGTGGCCCGCCTTGAGGTGCGTCAGGATCGCGTCGCATTGGGTCACGGTATGACTCCCGCCATCTGTTGCAGCATCAAATCGGCCTCGACCCGGTCGCGGATGACGTACACCGGCAGCCGCATCCGGCGGGCCGCGTCGATCCATTCGGTTTGCCGGTCGGTAAGCTGGCCCCGGGGCGCCTTCACCTCGACCACCGCCCAGTCGCCCCGGAACCCGACCAGCAGGTCGGGCACGCCGGCCCCGGACAGCCGCGCCACCAGGGCGCCGCGCATCTGGAGGTGATCGACCAGCGCGGCTTCATTGGCGTCACGTTTCGGGTTTCGTCGGTGCAGCGTCATACAGCGCCCCCCAGCGTTCGGTGCGATACCACCAGTCGTATTCCTCGTCGTAGGGGTCGCCGGCCAGCGGGTGCAGACCCGCCATCCGCGCCGGCTCCGGCGCCGCCGCAAGGGCTGCCCGCAGCCGCTCGACCTCGGCGCGCAGGGCGTCGCGCTCGGCCTGCCATTCGGCAAGGGTGGACTCGGGCACAAGAGCGCACCGTTCGCTGTGAAAATCCATGTACGTCAGGCTTCCAGGGGCAATCTCGGTTGCGGTGGTCATGGCGTCACCCCCAGGGCGAACACGAACACCGCCCACAGCAGCGCGCTGGCGGCGACGATGCCCAGCCAGTACACCGCCACCGCCGGCCCGGAAAGCCGCGCTTCGCGGTCGCGCAGGTCCTCGCGCAGCTCGCGGTGAAAGGCCTTCCGGTAGGCATCGATGCAGCCACCGCACAGGTAGGTCAGGGTTTGCGGGTGCCAGAACGCCGGCTTCCGCTTGCACTTGCCGCAGGGGTTGCTCATGGCAGCGGCCCCGCGGCCCGGTTGCTGGGCGCGTCCAGCTCCTCCCGGGTCGGCGCGAACAGGTCGGGCAGCGCCGCCGGCCGGCTGTCCTGGCTGGGTCCGGTCAGGTCGATGGCGCCCGGCGGGACGGCCCAGCGGCAAGCGTGCTTGCGGGCCGCCGCCTCCCCGGCCGGGTCGATGACGAATTCGAACAGCACCGACTCGGGCTGGTAGGTCTGGTACAGGCGGGCATCGCATTGCGGGCAATGCACGCGCATGAAGTCGCGGCCCAGCCGGTCGGCGGGGACCGTAGCCCCCGCCGCCAGCAGCCGCTTGATGAGGGACGGCGTTTCTTTCAGATCCATGGCTGCTCCCTATGCCCGCCGCCAGATGCGGACGTGGTCGGCGTCGATCCGGCGCGTGACCAGGACGATGCCGAGCCGTCTGGCTGCTCCGCTAGCGCCTGACTGCGTCGCCAGGGGCGCCACGAAGGAATCGCCGACCTTCAGCTCCTTCCACGGGTACTTGCGGCGGGGGTTCTCGGGCACGGGCACGCTTTTCTCGATCTTGATGTCCATGGCTGCCCCCTAGAACGGGATGTTGTCGTCGAAGGGCGGCGCCGGGGGCGGCTCGTCGCCCCGCTCCGGCCCGGGCCCGCCCGCCACGGCCTGCCGGGCCGCCATCGCCGCCGGGGTGTAGGGCAGCCCGGTGGCGGGGTTGATCGGCGCCCTCGCGGGCTGTGCGGGGCTCTGGTGGGGCCGGATGCGCAGCCCGCCGACCAACTGGCCGCCGTACTCGACCATGGGATCGAAGTAGACCTCGATCTTCCGGCCGATCATGTCGTCGGTGTTGCTGGTGCCCAGGGCGGCCATGAGCCGGTTGCGGTTGGTCTTGTTGCAGACCAGCGGCTTCCCGCCCTCCAGGAACTTGATGGTCAACTTCGGCGGCTCGCCGTCCTTGAGGGTTTCGAAGGCGAAGCCAGCGACGGTCAGGGCGCGGCCGCCCTCGCCAACGTCGCCTTTGGCCAAGAACTTGGAGTTGTTGAGCGCGTTCAGGTCCATGGGTCAGCCCTCCTGGGGCTCGTAGGGGATGAGTGAGACGGTGATGCGGTGCTGAAGCAGGGTCAGGTCGGTCGGGTCCATCGGTCCGTGGTCGGTGATCTCCTCGCGGTACAGGTCGATGAGGGCGAGCAGCTCCGCGGCCACGTCATGCGGCGGGCACAAGCGGTGCACTTCGGCGGCCAGGTCGCGGAGGGTGTCGAGCTGCGTCATGGTTTGCACGTTAGCGCAAACACGCAAAGCCGGGAACTACCGTTCGTCGGCTGGCTGCTACCGTTCGTCGGCTGGGGGTTGACGAAAAAGCCCGGGCGGTGGGGGAAGGTCACCGCCCGGGCAGCCGCGCTTGGAGGAGTGCGGAGCGGCCTCGGGGGAGAAAGCCGCGGGGCGACTCTAGCACGGTGATTCGACCGCCCATCCCCCGAAAACGACCGTTCGTCGGATGACCCTTGACAGTCGGTTGTGGATAACCCCCTACTACCCCCCGGAGTCGGCCGAAAGGACCAAGACTCAAGATTGGGGGTAGCGGAGTGATCCGCGAGCAAGAACGTCCGGCCGGGGTGTCTCTGACACCTCCGACGTGCCAGGGATCGAGTCGGCCGGCGAGGAGCGGCGGGCGGCGAGGAGCGAAAGCACGCTTCGGGCGGGCGCTGATGAGTAGCCTAGGTATGTGCTGTCTAATACTGTCATATCCAGTACAAGGGCAGGACATAGCGTGGCAGGCGCTGTTCCAGGCCTACCTGCCGGTGATCCGCGAGGCCCAGGCCAACACCCGGCTGCCGCGGTGGCTGGACGCTCGTGACACGGCCTTCGCACGCATCGACGGGCCGCCGGGCATCGACCGCGACCCTGCCGAGCGTTGGATCTGGCTGTGCCTGACCGACCGCCAGACAGGCCTGCGCTGGACAGCCGCCGCCCCGTTCGCCAGCGTGCAGACGCTGTTCTCTGGCAAGCCCTACCCGTTCACGCCGACCATCGGCCTACACCCAAAGGACCACCGAAAATGCTGGACGTGAGGACCGTGCAGACCATCCACTTCGTCTACCGCGGGCTGTACGGCCCCGAGGTGGACGGCACCTTCGCCACCATGGGCGAGGCCATCACTCACGCGGCCAAGCTCAAGGCGCAGCAGCCGGACCAGACCATCTACATCGAGACCCGCGAGTACACGGCGGTCTTGGAGGCCTGATGGCCCGGCGGCTGACCCAGCGGCAGGCCGAGCAGGCAAAGGACGCCATTCAGGCCGGCGTGCTGATTCGCGCCCTGAACGACCACATCGCGGGCGAACGCATCATGGACAGCAGCCAGGTGCGGGCCGCCCTCGGTCTGCTGAACAAAGTGCTGCCCGATCAGAAAGCTATCGAACACTCCGGGGCGGTGGCGGTCGAATGGCGGCTGCAGCTGAAATAGCCGTCATCAACGCCGCGCCGCTGCTGCGGGGCTGGCAGCGCGACGCCGCGGGCAAGCTCGAGCGGCACCGGTTTACCGTGCTGCTGGTGCACCGCCGGGCGGGCAAAACCGTGTTGGCCTGTCTGTGGCTGCTGCAGCAGGGCCTCGAGCATCGCGACAGCGTCTGTGCCTACATCGCCCCGCAGCGCGACCAGGCCAAGCGCATCGCCATGGAGCTGCTGGTGCGGAACGCCCCGCCCGGCACCGAGGTTAACCGGTCCGAACTCAAGCTGACGCTGCCCAACGGCACGCGCATCTACCTGCTGGGCACCGACCGCGACAACGGCGACAGCATCCGCGGCATGGGCATCATCGCCGCGGTGCTGGACGAGGTGGCCGACATTGCGCCCTACGCCTGGGAAGCGGTGGTGCGGCCGGCGCTGGCCGACACCGGCGAGGGGCGGGCGCTCATCATCGGCACCCCGCGAGGGCGGGTCGGGCTGTTCTGGCGGCTGTGGCAGGACGGCCAGAAGCTGCCGGGCTGGGTGACCGGCCGCTACACCGCCGAGGAGACGGGCGCCCTGCCTGCCCAGGAGCTGGCCGCCATGCGCCGGGAGATGAGCCCGGCCAAATACGAGCAGGAGCTGCTGTGCAGCTGGGATGCCGCCACCGAGGGCGCCTACTGGGCCACCGAGGTGGCCGAGGCGGTGGCGGCCGGGCGCGTGGCCCGTGTCCCGCATGACCCCGCGGCACCGGTCATCCTAAGCATGGACCTGGGCTACTCCGACGCCACCAGCGTCTGGGCCTGGCAGCTGGTGGGCCGCGAGCTGCGGGCGCTGTGGTGGGAGGAGTGGCAGAACGTTGCCCTCCCCCGCGTCTGGTCGGACATTCGCGCCCAGCACCCGACGTGGAACATCGGCGCCGTGATCCTGCCGCACGACGCCGAGCACCACGACCTGTCCAACGGCCGCACCCGGGCGGGCATCCTTGCCGAGCTGGGCGCCAAGGTAGTCCAGGCCCCGAACCTGCCCATCCGCGACGGCATCGAGGCCGTGCGGACCGTGCTGCCCCAGGTCTACTGGGACCAGGAGGGGTGTGGCGAGGGCCTTGAGTACCTGCGCCAGTACCGGGCCGAGTACGTCGAGAACCGCCAGGTGTACCAGCTCAAGCCGCGGCATGACTTCACCAGCCACGCGGCGGACAGCGTGCGATACTTCGCCGTGACGTGGCACGCGGGGCTGCTGGGCCGGCCCCGGAAGGCCCTGGATTACTCGGCCCTCGATAGGCTCCTGACATGACGGACCGCGACCGCGCCAGCATCCTCCGCGACCGCATCACCCGGGCCATCGACCACGGCCCGGACCCGGACATGTGGCGGGCCGCCCTGACCTACTACCTCGGCCGCCCCCGCGGCGACGAGCTCGCCGGGCAGCCGGCGCTGCAGTCCACGGACGTGGCCGACATGGTCCACGCGGTGCAGGCGCAGCTCATGCCCAGCTTCTGCGGTGACCAGGTCTGTAGCTTCGACCCCGACGGCCCCGACGACGATAACCAGGCGCGGCTGGAGTCGGACGCGGTCAACCGCACGATGATGGAGGAGGGCCGGGGCTACGTCGTCATCGGCGCCGCCATCAAAGACAGCCTGCTGCTGAAAAACGGCATCGTGAAGGTGTGGTGCGAGGACGAAGAGCAGGTCGCCACCCGCCGCATGGACACCCGCGGCCGGCCCGAGGCCCAGCGCATGCTGCAGGGGGAGACGGGCGACGACGTGGACGTGGAGACGGACGACGAGGGATACACCACCCTGACCGCCCGCCGCACCGTCCGCCGGCTGCGCATGGCGGCCGTGGACCCGCTTAACTTCGTCGTCGATCCCGACCATGACAGCGTGCTGCTGGAGGACGCGCCTCTTGTCGCCGAACGCTGGCCGGTCACCCGCGGCGAGCTGGTGGCCCTGGGCTACGCCGAGGACACGGTGAAGTCGATCCCTACCGAGGACGGCTACCAGGCGCAGACCATCGGCATGCGCCAGCGCGAGGGCGAGGCGCCCACGGACACCACCACCTGGCAGGCCGAGCAGGTCTACTGCTGGCGGGTCTATGACCGGAAGGACGGCGAGCTGACGTACACCCTGCTGGGCGGCACGGTGATTCTGGAGGAGGAGCCCGCGGCCTTCATCCCCTACGCGGCCGGCACGCCGTTCCCCGAGGCCCATGGATTCTGGGGCCTGTCCCTGTTCGACCGGCTCAAGACCGTGCAGGACGCCAAGACCATGGCGCTGCGGCAATGGGTCGCCAACCTCATGGCCGGCAACCTGCCGCGGACCGCCATCAACGACAACGTGATGGCCGAAGACCTGCTGAACGGCCGGCCGTCGGGCGTGGTGCGCGTGGAGGGCACGGCCCCGGTGGGCGAGTCCATCCTGCCCATCCCGGCCATCGACAGCGGCGCCAGCTCGGCCACGTTCCTGCAGTACTTCGACCAGGTGCGGGCGGACCGGGGCGGCGCGGCCCTGCAGATGGCCAACGCCGAGTCGCAGCTCGTGGGCGCGCAGGTCGGCAGCATGGGCGTCGACCGCATCGTGTCCGTGCAGGAGCAGATGGCGGCCTTCATCGCCCGCAACCTGGCCGAGACGCTCTTACGTTCGCTGTTCTTGCTGGTGCACCGCACCCTCGCCGAGCAGTACGGCCAGCCCATGTCGCTGCGCCTCGCCGACCAATGGGTGACGGCCGACCCCAGCCAGTTCCGCCAGCGCAGCCGGGTGAACATCAAGCACGGGCTGTCCCCGGGCGAGAAGGCCCGCAAGGCGGCCGGCATGCAGGCCGTGGTGACGGCACAGATGACCATGCTGCAAGCGGGCATGGACGGCGTGCTCGTGGACCTGCCCAGCCTGTACAACAGCCTGCTGGACCTGGCCGGCGCCCTCGAGCTGGAC